ATCACTCCCTCCTTCAGCAAACGCCCCTTTAACCCAAGGGGCCAGGGTTGACTGCGGGTTGGCCTCTCCCCGATTAAGTTCATCACCGGCTTTGCCTCCTATGTAAGCAAGTCCTCTTGAACGCCGCCGCAGTCAAATTGTAATCCTGGGGGCCAGGATATAGCCTACGCTTTGGTGTAGAGATTCAACCCCAAGATCACCTCGGGCTTGCCGGGAACCTCCACGTTACCCCCGGTGGTAGCGATGATCACGCTCTTCCCGGACTTGCTCACCCCACAGTCCTTGGTTAGGTCGCACTCGATCATCAGTTTGTTCCCCTTCACTTCCATCTTCACATTTTGCATCGCCATAACTTACCTCCTTATATGGTTGATTGTTAATAAGCTAACTACCACTACCCCCATCACTAACCCCGCCAATGCTGCGACTACCGCCCAAGCCCAGTGCACCATCTCGCACCTCCAGCATAACCCGGCTGTTATAAGGCTGTCAAGCCCTGTTATAACCCAACCACCTCATTCGGATCGATGTACTTCTTCCCTTTGAATATGACGTATGGCCTGCCGTCACCCCACCAGTCATACACGGTTCGCTGATACCACTTATTCCCAACCCGGAATCGGGCTACCAGCTTCTTGGGGGCGATGATTATCCTGGCCTCGTCCACCACCTCCACTAGTTTATCGACCATTTAGTGTCACCCCCCCGGTTCCTCATCTATTTCCCAGAACCCGAAGTCGGACCCATTGCCCATACTCGACCCGAAGTAGCAGTTTTCCGGTGCCCACTCATTCAGCAGGTCCCACATATCCTCATTCAGGATCCATTCCTGATTCTCTTCATCAGCCTCACTCCACTCCCCATGCAGCCTCCCTACCTTAACCCTCAATTCTTCGGGCCAATCAGCGGAGTGGAGTAGGATTGAACTCATGATGTCGGCACCGATCATAGTTGCTTCACTGATCGATACCCCTTTCCACGAATCGTCTAACTGATTCACTTTCGCATCTCCTCTTTTTTTCCCCGCCGTCCCACCCTCAGTGTATCACGGCTGTTATAACCCTGTCAAGTGGCGATTGTCTGCAGGCTTGGGCTTTCGAGTCCGTGTCCGACGGGACTTCTCCGCCCCCCTTATCTTCCGTCTCTTGCTGTGGGTCAGCAGGATGATTAGTAACGTTATAACCAGGACCGTCAGGTAAGCCCACGCTATCCATCGCATGCTTCACCCCGCATTTTGTTTATAACGTAAATCGCCACGTCCCGCAGCTTGGGGTGATCCTCCCCCCCCGGCTTCCCCTCCTCGATCCAGGTTCGGTAAATCCTCCACACCACCTGATTCACCTCCGCCTTCACCAGATCACCTTTTTCGAGTCGTTTTATCCACCCACTTATTCTTCCATCGTGTCCGGGCCAGAACACTCCTCCCCCTTCCGGTATCCTTCCGCATCCGCAGGGGCACACATTCTGCCCTCTCGTCCTTAGCGCCTTCCTCCTTATCCTCTCCCTCTTAGTCGGCTGCGGCATCTCCACCGTTTTTCCTGGCCGTCTATCGTGAGGAAGTTGACTTGATAGAGTTGGTCTGATGGTGTCCTTATCCTTACATCCCGGACACCCCCTCACATTCGCCCTTGTCGCCTTCTCCTCATTCTCAAATTCCCGCTCACAGCTGACGCACTCCCATTCAGCGGGCGGCTTCCTGGTTAACTTAATCAACTCCATTTCCAGAGTCGCTACTCTCTCTGGGTCTCTTGCCTGTCGTGCCCTTGCGAGTTGTCCCCTCACAGACACGATTTTCCTGTTCAGTTCTGGATCATCCTTCATCTACCCACCAACTCCAGATGATCGATATAGTCCCGAGCACCGCCAACATCACCACCATCTCCAAATCAGTCATGTTGTCTATCTGGTCAAATAAGTTGCTGATCACGGTCTCATCTCCTCACTTGATTTCGTGTTTGGTCCTGCTCTTGCATTCTGGGCAGTGCCGAACTGTGGGGAAGTTCCACTTCTCCATCCACACCACTTCTCCCTTCCTCCCACACTCGGTACACACCCAGTTCCTCACCGGCCTCACGATCATTTTCACTTCTCTCCTCCTCCCAGTTGACAACATTGGCGGTGATTTCACATCCTCCACGTATCTCGGGTAATAAGGATTCACGTCAGTCTACCTCCACCACAATTCTGGTATAATCGTGGTTGGTTAATGTGAAGTATTCATAAAGACCATACTTACATGGAATTTCGATCCTATTCACATCACGTTTCCACCTCTTCACCGCTCCATTGATCTTGATATCACGCACTCTTCCATGCCTATCAACAATCTTGGCATGACCAGTTAAGGCCTTGGCCTCACTCAAAGTGATAGGCCGATAACGCTTAACCACCGGATTTTTGGATCTGTCGTACCCACTTGTAGCTTCGATGATGTTCATTTCACTTCTTCCTCCTTTCCTATCACTCACGACTCAGCGCCGTGGGTGAGGAGAAAGGAGGGTGGGGCGCACCCCACCCAACCTTCACCTCATTCCTCCGGATCATCTTTGGTGGCTCGGAGGGTCAGATCAAGCCACATTTCCCCCCTTTCTCCCGCTTCTCCGCTAGCGCCCCCTGCCATCCAAATAACCGGAACGACAACGCTGAGTCTTCCCGTTTCTTGTCCCATCTCCACCCTGGGTTCACCAACAATAAACACGTGTTCCACTTCTCCTCTCTCACCCTCCACTGGACTGATCCACCACTCTTCTCCTGGTTTCATCTGTCTTCTCCTCCACAAAGTTGTGGGGGAGGTTGCCCTCCCCCTGGTCCCTTAGCTGGCCTGCGCCACCGGAGCCGTGACCTTCTTGGTCCTGGTCGGCTGCGGCACCTTGGCCACCTTGGTTGCGGCCTCCCTCACGTGCGGGTGGTTCCCTCCAGGCCGACCCAGCCTGACCCAACTGGCAAACACGGCCTGCGCCGACTTGGGCAGGTCACCCACCTGCTTCTTTTTGGCCTCGACCTGCCGGAACCAACCCGACACTCGCCCGTCGTGCCCCGGCACGAACACGCCCTTCCTCGGGGTTTCCCCGCACCCACAGGGACACGGTCCACTCACCTTCACCGCTTTGGTCTTCTGCTGCACCTTGGTTGCCTTCTGCTGTTCGGTCTTCTTCCCGTTCAGCGCTGCACTCACACGCTTCTCTTCCGCTTCTCTTGAGTTTGCCACGTTCTGTCCTCCGCTGCCCACCTGGGGCTGTTGTGGTTTGGTCACTTCTCGACTTTGACTGTTGTCACTTCCCATATATCGCCACTGAATTTGGACCCGACCTTCACTTCTGCTTCATGTGCATTTTCAGCATCAACCATGCGAGTGCTGGTGTGGTCTCTTCCCTTCGGGAACGTTCCCCTCACTGTGACTTTCCATTTCGCCATGTCGCCACCTCCGGCTGCCTGTTGTCTCAGGGCCGCACCGACCCTCACCTTTCAAAAATGCAACCCTCGTGCCAGCCGACCACACCACCACTGGTGCACCCAACCCAACCCCACCCCCACCGGTGGCACAACACGCCTGTGCAGTGTCGGGCCTTTTGACACCCACCGTAAAGCGGGCCGACACCCCCACCCGTAGTAGGGCCAACGTACAAGTACCCCCACCACTCGTACTCCTCGATCCCCCACACCCCCAAGCGAGCGAGGCGCACCAGATGTGCGAGGGACCCACTATCAGTGTCGTATACTCATTCAAAATTGTCAATATTCACTCTACTTTTTTAGTTAATTTACCTTAATGTCAATATTCGGACCTGCAGGGAAAACTGGCAGGAAGGAGATGCGCCGAAGGCGCATCGACTGAACTGGCAGGTTTCCCCCCATACTTATATTAGTGATTTGGTAGTTGAGTGAAAGTGCAGTGGGCCGTACTTGATTCGCTACCTTCGGCATCGAATTAGTACTATAACTTTGGTAGGTAGGAACTCCCCGAATCGGTGAGGGGGAGTAGCCCCTCCCCGGCTTCCAGCCGTATTATATCACACCATGTTATATCTTGTCAAGATATGTTATTAACACAGGTCTGAGATTACGGAGGGACGGGACTCTCCGGGCAGCTGCGTGCGCTGGTATTGACATATAACCTTATAACGTGGCGGGGATGGCACGAATCCTGCACGTGACATAACCTGCATCTGAGCGGGTAGAGGGGTCGGGGGTCGAACATTGGTTGGTTGTCAGCCGAGATTCCGGTTATAATTCGGTTATGAAGGCTTACCTCACCATCGAGGAGTTCGCCCAGGCAACCAAGATGTCGGTCCGCCAGGTATACCGATACCTCGATCGAGGAGTAGTTAAGAAGATTCAGTTGTATAAAGGGTCACGGGTAAAAATTCCAATTAGTGAATTGAGGAAATTTTGGGGGGCCGGTAATGTCAACGCCGAATAAGCCTAATAATATATGTCCTAAATGCGGCAAGGAGTTTAACTTGTGGTGTACCCGATGTCGGGTGGTGGAGGATCAGGAAAGGCTCCCGGAGATTATGGATTCTTATGGGCTTACAGTAGACAGCCTAATTGGAGAGTTGGCCCTACACGTGGCGGGAGGCCATTTCCCCGCCCTCAGTCTGGCTCTCGGGATGAAGGGACTGGGTGCCCTGAAAAGAGTGGAGTTGGGTGGAGAAGTAAAACACACCATGTTTGGGGATCTTCTCAAAGCTGCAGAGGATGATGAGTAATTTATGTCCAGAGAGCGGGAGAAGGAACTGCTACGGAGGTGGAGGCATGACCCGATCAGCTGTATTACTAACATATATGATCCCCCCGCCTCCCCAACCGATCAGCAATTCGAAGCTTTACTGTCTGCCTCCGATCCTGGAGCACATATCTCCATCAGAGCCGGTCATGGTGTCGGAAAAACAACTGACTTATCCTGGCTCATCCAGTGGTTCTTACTCACCCGATACGATGTCAAAATTCCCTGTACTGCCCCCACCAGCGCCCAGTTATATGACGTGTTGTGGGCGGAGTTGTACAAGTGGCAGAGTCGCCTAAAGGAGCCATTCAAATCAGCCCTGCGGGTGCTGGCGGATCGGGTAATAATAGATGGAATTGATAAAATAAACTTCGCTGTGGCGAGGACAGCCAGAAGGGAAAATCCGGAAGCGTTGCAGGGGTTCCACGCCCGAAATTTAATGTATATAGTGGATGAAGCGAGTGGTGTGGACCAGAAGGTGTATGAAGTAGCCGAGGGTGCACTTAGCACCAAGGATGCTATGGTCATACTGGCCGGTAATCCTACTCGTCGAACAGGTTATTTTTACGATACGTTTCATAAAGATATGGATATGTGGACTAACCTCCACTGGTCCAGTTTAGATTCCCCCCTGGTAGACCCAGCCTACCCCAAGCGGGTTGAGAAGAAGTACGGAAGAGTAAGTAATGTGTACCGGGTGAGGGTGTTGGGGCAGTTCCCGACTCAAGAAGAGGACCAGTACATACCGCTGGACTGGCTGGAGGAAGCAGCTAGTAGAGTGGATGTTCCTAAGTCGGGGATGGTTATATGGGGACTGGATCCCGCCTACACTGGCGATAACGAAACTGCCCTCGCCCGCAGAATTGGCGATCACTTTTTGCCGATGATGGGGGTGAGGGGATACGATACGATGCAGGTAACGGGGTGGATAGCAGACCTGATAGACAAGTCTCCGAAAGGGGAGAAGCCGGATCAAATACTAGTGGACATAGTGGGTATCGGGGCGGGGGTTTTCGACAGATTAAAAGAGTTGCAGTATCCCGTGATAGGAGTAAATGTTGGGAGGTCATCCAGCCACATAGAAAAGTTTGCTAATTTGCGGTGTGACCTATGGTCCCGGTTCAGAGAATGGCTGGGGGATAGGAGAGGTTCCCTGCCGGATGATGAGGATTTACTGGATCAATCAGCATCGATCAAGTTTCACCATTCATCTAACGGGAAATTACACATAGAGACAAAACATGAAATGAAGAAGAGGGGTTTGGTTTCTCCAGACCGGGCTGATGCCGTAGTTCTTACCTTCTACGAGCGCCGACCCCTAACTCGAAGAATTAAAGGGAAGAATAAAACTAAAACCAACAGTGAATACGACGAATTTGAGAGGACATACGATGGGTTTCTTAGCCCCTAAAATGCCACGGTCCCAGCCGCCGATTATGACCCCTCCTCCTCCTCCCCCACCGGTCCCGGAGTATCATGATGTGGAGTTGGATAAACAGGAGAGTGCTGCTGCGGCGGAGAGGAAAAGGAGAAGGATAGCATCAGCCAGGGGTGGGTCTACTATTCTAACTCCAGGAGTAGCCCAGCAAGATCCACAAATACTACAGAAAACTTTGCTGGGGGCATAGGATGGGATTCTTTTTTGCACAAGCTATGGCAGGTAGGGCGGGGATTACTTTGCCCAACCTATATGGGGAGGGTAGTTCATCTCCCCCTACCCCTAGTTATTCCAGGGGTCCAGCTGTTGATCATGATGCTGTGAATGAGGCGGGGAGGAAGCAGCGATCCCTAACCTTATCGTCCCGAGGCTCTTCCGGCAGTATACTCACTCCTGGGTTAAGTACCATGGGGGGATCTGCCCCAGTTGCCCAGAAGACTTTATTGGGGGTATGAATTGGCCAGCGAAAAGATTATGTTTGAGCTAAATAGGTACAAGCAGCTGCAGGCTAAAAGGTCCCCCTGGGAGAGCCACTGGCAGGAGTGTGTGGATAACGTCCTACCACGTAGGGGGGATATATCGTTTCGGTCCACCCCTGGCCAGAAGAGAACCAGCAGAATATATGATACCACCGCTACCAATTCCCTGGAATTGTTGGCTGCTGCTATTCACGGCATGCTCACCAACCCCTCTACCAAGTGGTTCGATTTGGTAACCAATGATCCTCGCCTAATGGATGATTGGGACGTTAGAACTTGGCTGGAGAAGGTAACTAATATTATGCTGGGGGTGTACGCCTCCTCCAACTTTACCACTCAAACGCATGAGTTATATTTGGATTTGGGGTTGATCGGGACTGGTGCCCTATACCAGGAAGAGGGGGGTAAGGATGAAATAATCAGATTCACCACCCACCATATTTCTGGGTTATTTATAGTGGAAAATCAGATGGGGCTGGTGGATACGGTATATCGCCGGGATTGGATGACGGCTCAGAATATATGCCGTATGTGGCCGGATACCGCCCCCGAATCGGTAAGGGATAAGCTGAAAAAAGATCCGGATGAGGAACTGGAAATACTGCACATTGTTCGGCCCAGGGACGACAGGCTCCCGGATAAATCCGACAGCAAGAACCTGCCTTTCTCCTCCCGGTACATAGAGGTGCAGAATAAGGTGGAGTTGTCCGAGGGGGGATATAATGAATTCCCCTACGCCGTACCTCGGTGGTACTTGACTACCGGGGAAGTATATGGGCGCTCCCCCGCTATGACAGCATTACCCGACATTAAGATGTTGAATGAGATGTGTAAGTGTACCATTAGGGCTGCGCAAAAGGTAGTTGACCCTCCCCTACAGGTCCCGGATGACGGGTTTATGTCGGAGATAAACACTTACCCCGGCGGTATTAACCGATACAACGCTGGGAGTCCGGATGATAGAATTTATGCGCTGGACACAAAGGGCAGGCCGGAGTTGGGCCTGGAGATGGAGGAGCAGCGTAGAATAGCCATTCGCCGGGTTTTCTATGTAGATCAGTTCCGCCTACCATCCTCCCCCAATCCCCAAATGACCGCCACGGAAGTGATGGAGCGCACTCAGGAAAATTTGCGACTCATGGGTCCCATCCTTGGCCGTCTACAGCCGGAATACCTGACCCCCACCATAACCCGGTCGTATGGTATATTGAAAAGGAAGAATTTTTTCCCCCCTACACCTAAACAGCTTTCTGGAACAGGGATAAGCATCAAATATGTATCCCCTATCGCTCGGGCGCAGAGGGCGAGTGAATTGCAGGGGATAGCCAAAACCATCGATTTTGTAGCCGCCCTGGGTGATCGGCATCAGGAGGTGTGGGATGAATTTAATATTCCGTCCACGGCCCGCCTCGTTGCTGAGATAAATGGTGCTCCCGCCTCTACCCTCAACTCCCCCGAAACTGTAGCGGAAATAAGAAGGGTGAGGAGTGAAGCTCAGGCTGAGCAGGAGGAGCAGGCTAAACTGATGCAGGCAGCTGAATCTGCCGGTAAAGCTGCCCCTGCTTTGAAGGCTATCGGGGGTCTGGGGGAAATGGCGGCTAACTCCGGGGCTATGGGGGTAGAAGGTGAGCAGGCCATCTAAGAAGAGATATGACCCTAAATCCAGATATAGGGATTATCATGAGGCATTCGGGACTCCTGCTGGTAGGAGGGTACTACAGAATCTATATGATAAGTGGATGCGGCCTAGCCCATTCGACACTGACCCAACAGTTATGGCTAAGAAAGTGGGTAAACAAGAAGCTTTTAGGGACATCATGGCTATACTAGCCTTTGATGATTTTAAATCACTAGAGGAGCTTATTTATGCGAGGTCTATTGCAGGGCAACCCGAGGATGAACCAGGGTCCGGCGAAGAGTAGTTTTGTTAGCCTGGAGGATGTGGTATTCCCGAGGGTGGGGCTGTACTGGGAGGATGGGGGTGGTGACCCACCTGCTGATCCCTCCGCAGATCCCGCCCCCCCTCCTGCGGATGACTGGAGGGCTGGTCTTGATCCGGAAATAGCCAGTCACCCCAGCATGAAGGATTTCAAATCCTTGGGGGACGTGGCCAAATCCTGGGTAAATGTCCAGAGCCTCATAGGGGTGGATAAAATCCCCATCCCCGCCGCAGAGGACTCCGCCGCTTGGAATGAGGTATATAAGCGGCTGGGTAGGCCCGAATCCGCCGATGGATATGAATTAGATGCACCATCGGATTTGCCGGAAGGTCTACCATACAGTAAGGACCTGGAGAAGGAGTTCCGAGAGAAGGCTTTTGCCGCAGGGCTGAGTGCCAGGGCAGTAAAGGAGATATTTAACTGGTATATCGGTGCCCAGAAAGCCGACTTCACCCGGATCACTGAGCAGACCAATGCATCCCTCCAGCAGTACCGGGAAGCGGCGGAGGGGGAGTTGAAGAAAGAGTGGGGGATGGCATATGACTCCAAAGTGAAAGATGCTCAATCCCTGGTTACCTCCTTCGCTGATGAAAAGGACCTGGGGGTCTTGAAACAGATAGGTAATAATCCCGCCGTGGTCCGGTTCCTGGCAAAGATTGCTGGGGTTATGGGGGAGGATACGATTAGACCCGGTGGGTCCCCTCGTGGAGATTTTCTTACTCCCCAGGCGGCTCAATCGGAAATCTCGAAGGTTATGGGGGACTCCAAACACCCCTATTTCCACAGGAATCACCCCGAGCATAAGTTGGCCGTGGATCGCATGGCTCAGTTGGAGCTTATGGCCTACGGTAAAGAGGATAAGCCGGTAAAATAGGCCCCTCACCACGTGTGATATAAGGGATAGCCGAAAGGTCCCGGAACGGAAAGTTGGCGCTGCAGGCCCAGTAGGATAACCTGCGTAGATAAGTTGCGGAGGTTAAAAATGAGCTTCGAAATTACAACTTCGTTTGTCAAACAGTATCACCGAAATGTATTCCATCTCGTACAGCAGAAAGGTAGCCGGTTCCGGAGCCTCGTGCGGGAGGAACCCATTGAGGGTGAAGAGGACTTTTTCGACAGCATCGGCCAGGTGTCGGCGGTGCGGATTGTTGACCGCCATGGGGATAGCCCTATTATCTCCACCCCTCACGGCAGGCGGCGTGTTGTTACCAGCGCCTATGATTGGGGGGATCTGGTCGACAAGATGGACAAAATCCGGATGCTGAATGATCCCACTTCCGACTATGCGCAGGCCGGGTCCTGGGCCATGGGTCGGTCCATGGACGATATCATCCTGGAATCCTTCTTCTCTTCCGCCTGGACCGGGAAAAGCGGCACGACCGAAACGGTGTTCGACACCAATAATGTTATCGCCGTGGGCGGCACCGGCCTCACCATCGATAAACTGATCCAGGCGAAGGAAATCCTGGATTCGTATGACAATGATCCGGACGAGGCCCGCTACATCGGCGTTACCGCCAAGCAGGTTACCAATCTACTGAAGACCACCCAGATCACCAATGCCGACTACAACACGGTCAAGGCCCTGGTGTCCGGTCA